TACTTCGACCTTGACAAATACGCGCAGGAACTGCAGTACACCCTGTCTGCGTACTATTCCCAGAACTCGGCAATCTTCAACACCATCTACACCAACGGATACAGAGGACTTGACTTCAGTTCGGCTCAGAACGTAGTTCCCCTGCTGTTCCCCCAGATCACCTACTTCTCGCACGACAAGAAGTCCCCGAACGGACGGGTGACATACTCCATCATAGAGGGCGTGAAGCAGGCGTACTACCAGTTGGTTCTTCTTCAGGACGCTGCTGTGATATTGAGGGTTACCCGCGCTCCCCAGAGGCTGCTATTCAACATAGCAACTGGTGGAATGGCGGACAAGGTTGCGCATGAGTATGTCAGAAAGTTCGCCAACAAGCTATCTGAGAAGAAAGTTGCGAAGATTGACCGCCAGTCCAACAACTCAATGATTGGCAAGACCTACAACCCAAGTTCCATGCTGGACTCCTGGGTGTTCCCGAAATCCAACGCAAACGATGGAACAACAGTAAGCACAGTTGAATCGACTGCGCAGTACGATCAGATAGAGGACCTGAAGTTCTTTCTGAAGCGCATGATAAAGCAGTTCGGAGTTCCATACACGCGCTGGGACAATCTGGAGTCCAATTCCTACAGGGCGTCGACTGAAATCACGCAGGAGGAATTCAGTTTCTCCAAGATGATTCTGAACATCCAGATGAAGTTCGCAAAGGCGCTGCAGGATTCCTTCATAGTGCATCTGAAGCTGCGTGGAATATGGCAGCAGAACCAGATGAAGGAAAGCGACTTCTTCGTGGAGTTCACTCCTCCATACGTCTATTCCAAGTTCATCTCCAACCAGGAAATCACCCAGAAGATGGAACTGTATGGGAAATACGCCGACAGAGACGAGATGTCAAAGACCTGGGCGCAGAAGAACATATTGGGGATGACCGACGGCGAGATAAGCGACATGAACAAGTACAGGCTGTTTGACGCAATCATGGCGGCGCTGGCAGAGAACATTGGCGAGAAGTACATGAACGGGGAGTTCAACGCAGACATGATTACGAAGATCTCCACAATGTCCATGTCCAGCCTTGATGAACTGCTTTCCACGAACATCCTGACACTTCAGAAGATAAACGTCACGACAGCGGAGGAGGAGAATGGCGAAGGTGGAGAGGAAGGTGGAGAGGAAGATGGCGGTGACAAAGGTGGAGGAGACGATGACGACATGGGTGGCGGTGACGAAAGTGGTGGCGGAGAAGATCCATTCGCCTGATGATTGAGGTGAACTAATGGCTTACAGAAATCCATTGGCATGGGACAGGAACCTGCGTCCGGGCTTGTTCAAATCAGATTCAAACGCCACTTTGCCGAAACCCCAACAATACATAGAGGATGAAATCTCCCAGTTTGAAATGGACATGAGATTGGCAAAGGACTATGAGGAAATTGACCGGATGAACGCGGAAAACGAGGCTCTGTACAACCAGTCCCTTATGCCGCCAGTAACCAGCACAAGGATTCCATTTTCACAATCCCATACAATAGCACTGTGAATCAGATGTCATTGCCATATTGGAATGAACCAGTGCCTTGATTGCGGAACAGCTGCTTGGAAACCTTGTCGTACATCGCGCCCTCGGACTGGCCCTGCTCGTTCGTGAAGCGGACGGGGACGAGGTCTATGTGGTTATCAATCTTGAAATAGGCAAATTTCGAACCTTCCGCATAGGCTGGGCCTGTAGAATTGGAATAAAACAATTTCATCGTAACAGAGGCAATTCCGGGCGTGCCAGGGTTCGCAGTCCCGCTCGCCCCATTTATGTAATACCCTGAATTTGACGTATAGCCTTCAAGCCACGCACCAAATACTATGTGCCCTGATACCGGAGGTGTCATTTTTACGCCTTGCGAACCGGCAACGGAACCGTGATATACTAATATATCCCCGCTATTAGCATTTTGAGTGTAAATGATTCTCGTGCATCTAGTTGCCTCTCCGTTATATGCAGCATAAACGCTGATGTAGGAACGCCTCTTTATGTTAGGCATTGCCATTTTGAAGCGTACAGCATTCGCAAAGTCATGAAACACCCCCGTGTCAATCCACTGAAGACCCGTAGATTGCAGGTACTCCACCTCGGCGTCATATGGCAGGTTCCATATTTTTATATCCCCCCCCCTTCAAACTTGTTCCTCACATGCAGTATTTTCTTCCGTTCTGGCATCTTCTTTCTCAGTCCTTTCGATTTCAGGAATATTTACAATTTCCTGTCCGAATGTATCGTCACCGTCTGATTCCTCTATCTCCGAAAGACATTCCTCCATGTCATCATCCAGATGGTCTATGTGCTTCGGCGCCAATTCGCACATCTTGTCTAGTATTTCCTTAAGCCTGTCCATGACTGTAGGGTCTTTCTGGTAGAATATGAACAGATAGTGCAGCATCTTGTGGCAGTATGAATTCAGTGGTATGAACTCCTCTTCGTGGGATATGTCCTGATAGTTTTCCGCGTCCTGTTCCGTTCGCAGATGGTGGACATTGAAACCCTTTACGAGTTTCCTTCCCGTTATGTAGTCGCGGTGGTTGAACAGTATTGCCATCTTCGCCCTAAAGTCCTTCCACTCTCTGGATTTCCTGAACTTCTCCTTCAGGTTCTCCATGTGCCTCTTCTTGTCCTTCTTCCTATTCTTCTTCTTCGGCCTGAATCCCGAATCTGGGCGCAGGTCCGACTTGTTCCGATATGTCTTCTTTCTTCTCAAGTTGTCAACCTCATGCGTGTATGTGGTTAATGCGCCTTGTATGACTATATTTACCAATCAGGGGATGGGTACTGACAAGATTCTGAATCAGAAAAATCCCAGTCTGCATCCACCAGACTCCGTATAATTAGGGGAGAGACATATGGTGGAGTCCATGGCTGGATTCCACACGCAACAACGCATAAACAGACAAACAGGAAAGATGGAAAACATGAGAGGACTTATCCCAGGGCTTTCTGACGATGATCCTTCGTTTGACAAGGACAATCTGATTTCGTATGGGAAGCAGACAAAGAACGTATTTCACCTATGGCTAATAGACGACATCGGGGAGCCGCGCAGTTTCCTGAAGTGGTATGACATCCTTCAGAACGCGACTGAGGACGATATAGTTGTCATACACATAAACTGCTATGGTGGATCGCTGATGACTGCCATACAGATAGTGACGCAGATAAAGACCTGCCAGGCGCAGGTTGTGTGCCAGATAGAGTCCGCGTGCTGCTCCGCAGCGACGATGGTTGCGCTTGCCTGCGATGGCATGATTTGCTATCCCCACGGCTACATGATGATTCACACCTCATCTGGATGCTCGTTTGGCAAGCAGTCTGACATCAAGGCAGAGGAGGCCTTCTACAACCCCTGGCTTGAGAGCTTCTTCAACGAGATATACAAGCACTTCCTGACGAAGAAGGAGATTCAGAACGTTCTGAATGGCACTGACATGTGGCTAACCGCCGACGAAGTTGCCGAGAGGTTCAAGCGCAAGGTTGACGTGATAAACAGAGAGACCAACAGGGCCAAGCGCGAACACATGAAGAAACTTCAGTCCTTCATGTCAAACCTCCAGAACAAGGAGGGACTCCCGGGGGATGGAGGAGCAACTGTTGAACCTGAAGCGGGCGAGAAGAAAGAGGAGCCCGCGAAGTCTGGGCAACAGCAGCATCAGCAGAAGAGTCCCAGCAGAAAGAGGAAATCCACTACTACTACTACACCAAAGAAGAGGAAAGAGGACAAGAACAAATGAATCCGCCAATTACGCACTACAAGGACGAGGTGGACGAAACCACCAAGAATCTGGTGAACCAGGAACTGGAGAGGGAGGCCAAGGAAGTTCAGGCCGAGGAGCCAGTGAAGCTAAAGGAGCTTCCCGTGAAGAGGACTGATAGGAAACAGGGCAGTTCATCCAGCATAGTGAACGCCTTCCGCCAGAAGATGGCGACTTCCACAACTTCAGTCTCGCTTCCCAGCGCTGGGAAGTCAGTGGAGTTCAGGGAAATATCCACCGCAGAGCAGAAGGAGATGTCCAAAATCGCGCTTCAGAGCAACTCCAGAGCCGATTTGATGTACTGCGCCATGCTGTCCCTCATCAACAAACTCGCTGTGGACAGCGACTTCAACATCAGAGACTACACCGAGTTCGAGAGAATCAGCGTCACGCTCAATCTCCAGCAGTTGAACAAGATAAACACTGAAATCAAGTACACCTGCACAAGCTGCGGCAAGGAGAACACGTATAGGCTTGACACCCCCAAACTGCTCAGGAACTTCGCCAAGTCCTACCGGCCTGACAACACGTTCGACATCGGGAGCGGTGGCAGGAAATTCACCTTCGTGGCTGGATGGCCCAACGTGGGCGCAGTGGAGGATTTCTTCAAGGCATACTACCGCAAGTACGACAACGCC